GCGACTGGGCTTGTGTAGAGAAACGTTGAGGCCGAGGTCCAAGGGAGTTCAAGAATGAGGGTTTCCTTACGGCTAGCGTCGAGGTATCCACGGGTCATCTGACTGATGGCTGTTCGCGAAGTGAGTCGGGTAGGGTTATCAAGTTCCCCAGGGAAAAATATGGCAACAAGTTGCCCCTGGAAGAATTGATTGCCGGCCAACTCAATATGTATGCGGATCTTGTCACAAGACCAGGTTGCATACGTCGCGAAAGGTGCGGCCATCAGGTTGTTGGCGAGAAGTGCGTCTGGAAGAACGAACGTTCCGCCAGGAACGGGAGCGAGATCAGTGGTACTAGTCCAGTTGAGGGTTGCGAAGAGATTGGAGCGACCAAGCGCCATCGTGTTATCCCAGGCTTCAGTACGAAACTGTTCCTGTTTTGGCACGATTGCCAAGCCGGCTCCGTCCTGTACCTCTGCAATTTCAGTTGTATCAATTGCAGAGACACCGGCAGCAGCGTCGAGAGCAGTGGTTGTTATAGCAGGCTCATCGACGCTACTCTTTCCTTCATCCGACTTCATCATGTGTGGTATCACCTCACGCACCATCTCAGGGAGAGAATGGGCAGAGGGATAGTACACAATGACAGTGAACGGAGTGTGCGTTATCGGGTCATGGAAGGTGGCATATCGAAAGACATACCACCGACCATCAGCACCGATGTACGCACGACAGTGTGTCCAAAAGGCGCAGTCGAAGAAGGAGCGCTTATCATTGCTTTGACCGATCAGGGCAGAGAATTCACTCTCGGTAAAGAAGTGAATGATGCCCGTGATGGCCAAAAGCAGGCGATCGCGGATCGCATTTTCGAGGGGTGAAACTGGTGCCTGTCGTCTCGGAAGACTCCAAGCGGAGGGAGAGAAAAAATCTGGTAGACGGGTATTAGCCATCCGAAAGCAGCACCTCTGCGGGAAGCGAGGATCAGGATTAAGTACCTGATCAGCCGAAGTGGCACTGGGCGTCTTAATGACATCGCGAGGCCCTGCGACGGGTTGAAGCTGGCGTGAGCTTACCATATGACACTCGACTTCTTCAGCCGAAACCTCATCCGAAGAAATGGATAGGCCGCGACAGATGGTCTGTTTTACGTCCTGTCGGCAGACGGCGACTCTAAAATCAAGAGGCAAGTCGAGGAAAATGAGATCCCTCTCTTCATACGTCCACAAGGGAACTGAAGGGAGGGCTCCTATCTCACGAAGAGCTTCATTGATCCTAGAGCGCAGCCAGTTAAAGTACTCCTTTCCCCAGAAGTACGCGAATCGCAACGCAGTCTGACAGTTTTCGATACACTGAGCTTCAGGATCCGGGCACTCGCGTGTCCAGTTGAGCATCTCGTGAATCGTCTTCTTGTCGAGACATGCCTTCCAATAACTGCCGTCCTTTCGCGCATAGTTCTTCAAGAATGTTACTTCATGAATAGTCTGGTACGGTACTGGGTCGGCGGTCTTGTCAGGCATCGTGTAGTCGATTCCATACTCGGCGAGAAAGGCTTGAAACGTGAGAAAATTGTATTGGCCAATGTATTCCGGGGTCACAGAAATGACACAGTCATCTCCGTAGATGCGAGCGGCAACATTCGAGGCGAACTCGTGCAAGGTGTTATTTGGTGGATTTACCAAAATCATCCATCCTGCACGATGGTAATACATGAGAGCAGTCGTGTTGATAATCACGGTCAAGAAGCAGCCAGAGGGATTCCCACTCACCAACATGAAAAACAATGATCCATACACGCAAATTGCGTGCGCGATCATTGCCATTATCACATGGCGGGCGGTATTATCCTCATAGGAGCATTCAGGGTCGTGAAGATCGTAGTAGAAATTTGCCATGTCAGCCAGACAGTCGAGAACTTGAGGTTTGATCGAGCCATCACAATTGCGAAGATCACCACCAATGACGTGCGGTGAATTCGCAAGAAGATAGCGAACATGGGAGGTCCATTCGGGAGAGTAGGCATCGATTCCAACCGCCGAATACGAATGATGACGAGACTTGTAGGTCGCGGCAATGAACGAAAGAAAATATCTTCGTCCAACAGCCGTGAACAAAAAGTCAGCCATCGTAAATATTCGGCAGTTTCCATCAGCATTTTTCTGAAGTGAGCGGCGTTCGTCCTTCGGAGTAGGGGTCCAAGTGGTCGGGAACATCTTTCCGCGGCGTAAATTCGCGTCGGCCTTCGCAGCAAGAACTCGAAACTCATCACAATGAAGATTCCACGTTTCCGTGGTCTCATCAAAGGTGAGAATCGAAGACTTGCCCTTAGAACCGAGCAACTTGAACTTCTGGATGTAATAGAAGCCAAGTGAACTCTTAGGATTTACACAATCGAAAAACTCCTGGTTAGGGAGTCCAGCAACTGCTTCGTCTAGAGTTAGCACACGTACTGGATGATCAGCGGGTAGTCGTTCAACATCATCCATGAAGGCAGCGTGCACAGCATCTGCGACGGGTTTAGGGAAAGGTTTGAAGTCACCTCCAAACTTTTCAATACCACGCCGCATGAAATCACAGTCTTCCACAAGCATTCGGGGGTCACGAAACGAG